ACTCCGGGCCAGTTGGACGGATTCTTTGACGAACGCACGGCTCCTTGAAATGCCAAACGGACTTCACCAACTCTGGCGGCAAGTCGAATCCGATCCGCGATTCGGCAAACTGGACACTGATGGCAAGCTGACGGTCCTCGCCCGGTTCGCGGACGGCTGGCGTGAAAAGCACGGCAACGTCTTCGGTTTGACCGGGCTGGAGAACGCCGTGTCGCAACGGCTTCTCAACCCGCCCAAGGAGGAGGGTTTGGTGGCGTCGTTCGCCAATCAGGCCAGCGACGACTTCATCGCGCAGATGGACCCCGCCTTGTTCGCACAAGACCCGGAGTCTTTCCGCCCGATGTTCGACACACTCTACGAGCAGGAAGTCGAGAATGGTGCGCCGCAGCGTTCGTTCGTCGGCAGCGTGGCCGGCAGTCTGGCGCAGTCCATTGGACAGGCTGCCCCGGTAGCGGCGGTCGCCTCGGCAGCAGGCCCGCAAGCTGGTGGGGCGGCACTGCTGATTGGGTCCGCTGCTGCCGAGTCCGCCAAGGCGTTCGGCTATGCGTTCAAACAGAACTACTTTTCCGAACTGGACAAGGGGGCTGACCCGGACAAAGCATTCGACACGGCGAAGACTGCCGCGTTCGTCACCGCCGGTCTGACCGGGGCGGCCAACCTCGTCGCCCCAGTCGGTGCGGCCAACAAGATCGCTGGCGGGGCGCTTGGCAAGACCGCCGCGAAGCTGGCGACTCCGATAGCGAAAGCAGTCAACCGACTCCCCGGTGCGACGACTGGTGGTGCGGCTCGGTTTGTCCGCGACGACGTGCTGATCGCCGGTGTGGACGATGTCGGCTTTGAGGCGTTGGACGTGGCGCAAGAGCGGCTACAGGGCTTGGATACCAGTGAACGCAAGGGCGGCCTGCTTGAGCGCATGGGCCTTGCGTTCGGCATGGGTTCTGCCATTCGCGGCTCGGCTGGTGCGGCGACCAAGGGGTTTGCCGGTGTGCGGAACGTGTTTGAGGGGCGGCGTTTTTCGCAGGGGTTGTTCGATGAAGAGAACATCCGAGGCATTTTCGGCAGCATTCAACAACGGATGAGGTCCGACGAACGAGGTGGTGCCGGTGGGCTTGACTTGACCGATCTTCGCTCCGGGGAGCGTCTGACAGACAGGATCACGCAAGGCGAACGCGATTCGGTGATGCGCTTGTGGAGCATCATCACTAACGACACCAAGCCGCTGGATGTGTCCTTTGTGAACCGGGAGGGCGAAGGTGGGGCGGACGCGGCCTACAGTTCTGCGGCGCGGGCGATTTCGGTCTTCAACGGCATGTTCACATGGCGCGGAGACAAAGTGAAGCGGGTGACGTTGTTGCACGAAGGGGCGCACGGACACTTCGACACGTTGCCGGATGACATCCAAGTCGCGCTCCGCGCACTCTACGAGAAGGAGCTTGAGACGAAGACCGGCATCCTCTTCGACAAGGACGGGAAGCCGCGTGCCGTTTCGGACGACATCCGCAACAACCCCGATCCCGAGGTGCGATTCAAAGAGTGGTATGCCGACACGATGGCATTCCACCAAGACCGATGGGCCAAGCGCGACGTGGACCCGGAGGGCGGGTTCTGGAACAACCTCGCATCTGACTTCCGCGTCAAGGCGGAGCGTGTCGGCCGCGCACTTGGTTTCGGGGACGGACTCAACAACACGTTTAGGGACTTCCTCGACGCTGGCAACAGATACCAGTTTGACCGGCAGAAGGGGCGGCCAGTTCGCGGCGCATTGGTAGCGGCGAACCCGGTTGCGCTTCGGAGCCAGCAGGAACTTGAGGCCAGTGGCAACGCACCGGCCAAGCGGGAATCATATCACCCGGTCCTGATCGGAGGAGGCGACCCGCTGAACCCGAACGCCAAGGTGCTGACGCCAAACGAGGTGAACGCAGTGACTCGCGGCGAAATCGTCGGGCCGAACAGCCCGACCGAACGGACCGCGCCGCTGGTTCTCCCGCACTCCGTCGTGCGGCAGCAGATCGAGGAGGCACTCGCCAACATAGAGACGGAAGCTGAAGCGCGGGAGCGGCTCCGGGTGGACCTTGGCGTCGCGGACGTCGTGGCACAGAATGAAGCTGCGCGTCGTCCGGGAGGAGGGCCGACCGCTACTCGTCTTCGCGCCGCACAGAACGCCCGTGAACAACTGGCGATCCGACCGGCGCAGGAATCTCCCGTGGAAACGGGACAGCCAACACCACCACAACCCGAGCCGCCGGCTACGCAACCGGCGGCCCGACCCACGGAGGCGGGGGCGACCGTGACGGCGTCCCCGTCTCCCACCGCCCCGGTGCGGCTTGGGTTTCGGTCTGACCGAGGCGACGTCGAGACTCGGCGAGCGGAGTTGCTTACGTCGCTGCCGGCGAAATTTCCGAAGGCGGCGAAGTATGTGCCGGCCGCCGTGAACCGGGCGCTCACCCACAAAGCTCTCGACGATGTGGTGCTTCGCATGGAGCAGCTTGAATCCACGCTGCCCGACACGGCGGCACCCCGCAAGTCGGGTCAGACACGACCCAAGTCGGGTCAGACAGAACCGGCACCCCCGAAGTCGGGTCAGACAGAACCGGCGGAGCCACTCACAGCGCAGGCCAAGGCGATGCGCAACGCGCTCCGCGAGCGTGGTGCCGGCGCTTCTTCGGCGGAAGAGTTCCGCAGAAAGCTGGCGCAGGCCCGCGCCGAGCGTGACATCCGTGAAGGCTTTGAATCCGACCCGACTCCGCCGGAACCGGAGCAGTTCGATCTCTACTCTCGGCGTGGGAAGGTGGACGTCAACGAGGTTTTACCACTGTCTGCCGAACAGGTGAGTGCCGAGTTGCGCGTTCGCAGAAGCAAGGTGAGAACCGCATTGGTGACGGAACAGCCGACCCGTCATGCCCTGTCTGATGCGGGTATGGCATACGAGGACGCGACCGGACTCAGATTTTCGAGCCGCATTATTGAGCGGAACGAGAATGATCCGACCTCGCCCGTAGACGTGCGGATTGAGTTATTCGATCCGAACGATACAAGTGACGACCGTTTGAAGTTGCGGATGCTTGCCTCTGTGGACCCGCTGCTGAACAGCTTCTACGTAGAGATCATGCAGGACAAGTCTTCGGCTTTCTCGCTCATCAATCAGACTCACCGGGCGTTGGAGAAGTCAATGTGGAACACTGCCTCCGCGTTTGAGATGCTGCGCAAAAACCCGGAATGGGTCAGGAATCTGGCGGACAACTACCGGGGCTTAGTGAGTGCGGAAGCTGTGGCCCGGGTGGCGCAGGACGCCGGACTCTCGCCAGATGTCCCGCGCCTGTCGCCCGGAGTGGCGATTTACTCCGAGGCGGCAACGATTGCGCAGGCGCTCAAGGTCAACACGATAGAGGGTGGCATCGTTGGTGCCGGTGCCTTGGGGGTGCGGAACAAACTCTTCGGAGAGACTGTGATCGACAACGTGCCTGCCTCCGCCGAAACGGTTGCACGCATCTCGGATCAACTTCGCGTTGCGGACGGTCAAGCAATGGTCAACACGACCAACCCGATTCGGGGCGACGTGCTGTATTCCCGGCGCTCTGACAAAGTCACGGAGGTTCCGGTCAACAAATCCCTCTGGATCATGCCGGACGGGCGAGTTGTTGACGTGGAGCTTGAGGGGGCGCTCCCGGATGGAAGTGCTTTCTCTCACGGGATATTCGTCAAGCAATGGGTTTCTGCCCGTCTGAACGCCGGCTTCTGGCCGGATAAGCGTGAGGTTGAGTTGGCGCTCAAGTTGGATCGCCGTGCCAAACAGTTGATGGAGGAAGATCCGACGCTTGCAGATTTTGACGCAGAAGACGTCGAAGTCCGGTCCGGTGAGTTTGAATCCTTGTCCGACGATCCCGAGATCCAGATGATGCTTGAAGGCGAGTCTGGCGAAAATCCTTTTGCTGGAGACCTCGCATACAATCAGGCGGCAGTTGAACAAGGCTGGGTCAGAGTCAAGCCGGCGGCGTTTGCCACCGAAAAGACTCTCTTCGCGGACACCGTGAGCGGGCGGTTGCCTGCTGCGGTCAGTAAAGTGCTGCAAGAGTCTGTCAAGAAAAACGGATACACGTTGAACGTGCTTCGGGGTGGCCCGGCCAACAACCGTGTAGCGTTCACCCGACCCGCTTCCGGGGTGCAATTTATGCGGATGCTTCCCGGACAAGACGAGTGGAAGAGCCGCCGCTCGGTTCCCCAAGACCCGAACCAACCACTGCCCGCACCTGACCTGCCTACGCGGCGTTTCGCTGACCGGGCGGCCGAGGCAGATGCGCGGCTTCGGGAAATTCGGGACCGCCGCCCTGACATCGCTTTCCGCGAGCCGCAGTCGCTCGACGACCTGACCGATGTGGCAAGCGGCAAAACGGACGCGCAACTGGATGCCCGCCTCGACGAGATGCTGGACGCCACGACGGAGTCCGGCATCAACTCGTTGGTGGTGGACGGCATCGAGGCGCTGCGACGGGCGCAGGACGCGGGCGACAATGCCCGGATGGAACTGGTGCTGGACCGACTGGCGAAGTTCGGGACCAGTATCGGCCAACTGCTGCGTCAGTTCGCGTTGTTTGGGGACAAGATCAAGCCCCGTAACCGACTGGAGATTGTCAAGCTGTGGGTGCAGCGGGACGGGCGCAAGCTGACGCCGCAGATGGAGGCTGATCTCAAGACCTTGATTGATGCGGAGGACGCGGCCCGACTGGCGCATGAATCGGCAGTCAAGGCAGCCATCGCAAACCCGTCTGACAGGACTGGCATCAAGGCGGCATTCGTGGCCGAACAGGCGCACGACCGGGCATTCCGGCAGATGCAGGCCCGCGTCCGGTCGATGCTGCCCCGCACCAAGGTCAGTCAAGTTCCGGCCGACCTGCTGACGCTCATTCAAGGCAACCTCCTGACCCCGCTGTCCACGCTGCGGAACGTGTTCGGTAACTACGTCAGCTATCCACTGCGGCTGGCATCCCGCGTCGTCGGCAGCCCGCTTGACTGGGCGATCAGCAAAACCACCGGGCGGGACCGGAAGATCATGGCTCCGTCACTGCGCGAACTGGGCTGGTTCGTTCAAGGCTCCGTGCGCGGTCTGACCAAGGCCAAGGATGCGTTCCTGATCGGTGCGGCGGAGGACGTGATTGTCGGGGAAGCCATCCGTGGGTTCAACCCGGTCCAGTCGTTTGTCGATGCGTTCTCGGGGAACCTGCCGGTTGACCCGAACACTGGGCGCGTCCCGAAACGTGACCGGGTCGCCAAGCTGCTTGAGGCGGTGGTCGGCGCTGCCCCGGAGATGATGCTCCGCTCGTTGTCAGCGTTGGACGAACTGGCGAAGGAAGGCTTCCGCGCGGCGCGACTGGCGGAGGAGACGAAGCTCCGTGGGTTGGAGCGCGGCACGACGGAGTTCGCCTCCGTCGAACTGGCGGGTGCTCGCAATCTGCGCAAGGGACTGGTGGACGAGGACGCCCGGCAGGCGGCAGAAGCCTCGGCGTTGCAGCAGACATACCAAGACCTGTCCACCGCCGCGAAGCTGCCGCAAGCCGTCGATAACGCCCTTGCCGGCCTCGGTAAACTCGGACCGGCGATCCGCTTTGCGTATCGTGTCGGAACCAGTGTATACCAGCGAACCCCGGCGAACCTGTTCGTCGAGGGCTTGAAGTTCGCCATGCCGTCGTTTGGGCTGGCACACGCTGCGGTCAAGGCCGGGCAGGGTGATCGCCGGGCGGCGATTCAGTCGGCGGGCTACGCGATGATCGGTGCGATGATTCACGCGGCGTTTGACGAACTCGTCGATGAGGGTGTGGTCTCCGCCGGACCGGAGGAGTCTGACAAGCTGCGCCGGCTGCAAAGCGAGACCGGCATGGGCTACTTCCGGCTGAACGTCTCCGCGTTGCAGCGCCGCCTTTCTGGCGACGCCGCTGGCGCGGCATTCCGCGACGGCGATGAAACGGTCCGGTTGGACACGCTCGGCGTTCTGGGCTTCACGCTGTCCTTGCAGGCGGAACAAAAGCGGCTTGCGGCCAAAGACCCGAAGGCGGTGCCGCCAAGTCTCATGGGGGCTGACTTCCACTCGGCAATGACCGGGATTATGGCAAGTGGACGATTCGCAATGAACTACACCATGCTCGGTGGCGCGGCCGATCTGCTTGCTGCTGTCGAGCGGGGCGGCGGCGCGATGAACAAATGGGCGGCTAACGTGTGGAACCAACTCACAGCGATTCCGGTTCCGAACACGCTAGTATCGTTTGCACGCACCGAACATGACGCACGCAAGCAAACCTACATCCCGAACGAACTTGGCGCGACCATGCGGAACATTGGCAGCGAGAAGGTGCAGGCGTTGCCGCTGCCGGGCGATTTGAAGCAACGGGTTCTGGATGCAATGGACCTGCCGGCAAACCTGCCGAACCGGCTCAATATCTGGGGCGAGCCGATGAAGGCGACACCGGAGGGCCAAAACCCGCTCTACTACCACCTGTTCGACGTGTTCAAGACGCAACAGGTTCAGTCGGATGCCAGCGAAGCACTGTTCCGGCTTCACCGTCTGACCGGCAGCACGGACATGATCCCGCCGGACGTCGGCCGGGAGGTCACGCTCAAGGGCGTCAAGTTTGCCGTGCCGAACGACCTGTGGGAAAAGCGTGTCAAAGCAATCCAGCCGCTACGCAAGGCGGTGTTTGAGCAGTATCTGTCTGACCCTCGCTGGCGGGAGATGCTCGGCCGGCGACCAGACGTGGCACTCAACACCTTGAGCCGCGCTTATGCGAAAGTCGGGCAACGTGGTGAACTGCTCTGGCGACGCGACAATGCCACACAGCTTGACAAGCTCCGGTCCGACCTGACGACTTACCTTGGCTCCCGCTGATTTTCGCTATTCGTGCTACTGTCCCACCGGTCGAACAGTCGGCGCAGGACGTAGCTCCGCGTCAGACTGATTCCTGTGAACAGCAGTGTGATGCGGAGGTTTGTCCCCAACGACACCTCAATCCCGAACCACGGAAAGGCGACGACCTGCACTGTCAGGTTTATTGCTGCGCCTACCATGAGGTTGCCAATGGACTCAAGCAGGCTGCGGTGTCTCGGTTGTGCCATCGTGGACGGGGCGTGTCAGTAGTCGTTTAACGGAAGCCATGTCGGCGTCTTTGACGTCAACTCGCTTGGTGATGTATGTGACTCGGTCTCCCTCGAAGTGGACCGCCTCGACGTCGTCTAGGTCGATGGTGACAAGGTGGAAGGTGGAGGCCGGCGACACCCTCATATCGCCGACCTCCGTTTCGTCCGGGGCCGCACACCCGCCCCGGACAAATTCGCTGATGCTCCCGCAACTCAATCCGGTATTATCCTCCACACCTGCTGCCCTTTCACTTTTTTCCACCGCACAACATTGGCTGGCCTAAGTTTCGACAGCCGGCCGAGGTAAGTGCCGCAGGCTCCGGGCCAGTTGAGGATGCGGTCTGCCTGTGCGTGACTCGGCATCGTGCGGTCTGACAGCAGGCGCTCCAAATCCGTCGCAGCGCCGGTCCATTCCGTTGCGCTTTCCAGCACTACCGGCAGGTCATGCTGGATGATCGACCAGAACACCGACTCTACTGAACTCTCAGCGTCGTGCGCAACCAGTTCTGGATCAAGCCAGCTTTTGACGCCGAATCGTGGCGCTTTAATGCAGTCTGGTATGGCGAAGTTGTCGATGGCGTGGAGGAACGCAGGCATCTCTCCGTCCACTATGGCGGACCACTTCGGCCATGCGTCTTCCTCTGAAAAGTCCACCGGGAACCTACCCTCGCCGCATGAGAACAGCATTAGTTTGTCCGTGATGGAGTCGTCCAGCGGAGGCAACATGGCTAGGTTCTCCTGTTCGGGGTTAAGCGAGAGCGTTACCCGCCATTTCGGCGGCAGGTTGATCGCCTCCTGCCCCTTCCCGTGGCAATGGTGCGTGTGGTTGACCACCAGTTCCTTGAGCTTGGCTCCGAGCTTACGCCGGTTGCCCCGCCCCCAATCAGCTAGTGCGTCCTCCACCATCAGGTGCGTCGCCTTGAACAGATCGGCGTTGAACGGAGTAGACCCGGACAGGTAGGGGAATGGGTTGGCATCCGCCGCGCCGAGAATCCGCGTTGTCAATGTCTGGAGGTAGGACTTGCCGGCGTTGCGTGGACCGACGTAGATCATCACCTGACCGGGCAGACGCTCCGTGCCGAACAGAGACTTCCGTGCCCACTTCCACCAAGCCATGTGATGCTGTAGGGGGCGAGCACCCAGCAACGACTCCAGATAAGTGTGAATGTGCGGCCAGTCTCCGGGTGTTCCGGTTGGCGGCAGAGTGGCGCGTGTGACCAGCACACGCAGCTTGTTCACGGCGATTGGCCCGACCGGGTAACCAGCCAGCGGGAAGGCAAAGTCAACGGCATGGTGGTCCTGTATGTGGACGAGCATCGCCTCGACGTCAGACACGTTCTGCCCTTTCTGCCGTTGCCCGTCCAACCCGGCGTGTCGCAACCGCAGCTTGATGCCGCTCTCACCCAGCTTCTGCCAGTATTCGAGTTGTCGAAGGTAGTAGCTCTGGTCAGGCGTGTTGTAGGCTATCTCCAGCGGGACGCCTTTGTGCAACAGCGGAACGCCTTCGTGCATGACAGTAAACGGTGTCACAGTTATCGACGTGTCGGCGCTCATTGGGCGTCTCCTTTCAGCCATAGCAGGTGCTGGACTGCTCCGTTGTCACGGAATGCGCCGGGTGCGCGGACGGGTTGGGTCAACCGCATTGTGGCGGGGTCAGCCCCGAGTGCCGGGAGGACGGCTTTGGCCCAGCTATATACCTCTTCACACGGATACTCGAACCACCCGTGCAAGCTCTTGTTCCCCGAGTCCACGACGGCAGCCAGTCGCATGAGTGGCTGGACCCGCTCCGCGTATCTGAACACCGCGCCGCAGCGTAACCGGTTCTCCTCCGGGTTCTCGGAGGCGGTGTCGCACTCGACGACGAAATACTTCCGGTCAGACAGGTTTTCTGTCTTCCGAGCGTAAGTGTCTGGTTGGAATGGGTTGGGCGCAATAAACTGCGCAGACGGAGGGCAGGTTGCCAGACGTCCAGCGACGTCAAATTGCATGACGTTGTCTGCGTGCCCCGACTGGAATGGCTCGCCGTGCCAGAGGTTGTCGTCCGGCTCAAACAGGTGGTTGAGAAAGGCTCGCCATTGGTGTGCCGGACGCATGATTCGATAGGCTTCGGCAGTGAGTGAGTTTTCGACGTCCCACAACATTGACTCGTAAACGAAGTTTCGGGCGGTCGGGTCAGACAGGCGCTTCGCCTGCAACTCCCAGTGTCGTTCGCGCCGGGCGCGGGCGCGATATTCCGGGGTCATATCCGGCGGGTTCCACCCCATTGCCTTGAGCGCCTTGCGCAGATTGGCGTTGGTTTGGTCTACCAATTCCCGGCATTGCTGGTGCAGGCAGAAAATGGTCGGCGCTCCTTCTAGGTAGAGGAGCGTATCACGCCTGCCTGTGCGCGTGGTGTGCCGGTCGTGTCCGGGGCAGCGGACATAGACTTTGGTTCCGCAATCAGCCCATTCGTGTGGGCCGACTAACGCTTCGAGGTCGAGTTCATTTGCGTTCATTGGAGGGTATTTTACTTGGCGTAATGGTTCTCAATCCCGCCTTCCGCCGCCAACGGAAGGTCGGAAATCCAATCTGGTGGAGTTGACATGATGCGGGTGACGGTGTCGAGTGCGTCGTCCGCCTGATCCTCTGGCACCTCGCAGATGACCTCGTCGTGGACCGTCCATAGCACCCGGATGCCGTTCGCCTCGATCCGCATGACGCAGTCGGCGAACACATCGCGGGCGAGTGCCTGCACGATGTTCTCCGTCATCTTTCCGCCCCACAAATAAGTCCACCCCTTGCCGTTGAAGGCGTTGGCTCCGGGGTTGGTGCCTGTCTCGTCGATGCGGAGACGTGGTTGCCACCACCGGACCGGTCGGCCGGACGGCAGGCCGAACTCAATATGGTCTGCCTGACTGTTGACGCCGCATCCCAGCTTGCGGGTCAGCGAAAGCCAGAACTTGCATATGCGTTCGTTGCCTGACCTCCACTGTCTGACCGTATCCTCACACTGCGCGGCGTCCAACGTCACGCCGGCCAACGCCTGCGCAACATGCTGGAACTTGCCCGGCCCGCAGCCGTAGCCCAGCCCGAGAACGCGGGCTTTCGCCAGTCGGTAAAGGTCGGGTGCTTCGTCCTTCATCTTGCCACCAGTCCAGCCCATCGTGGCGCGGGCGTGGGCCTCGTAGAGCGGGACGCCGGACCGGATCGCGTCCAGCATCGGCGCATCGCCGGTCAACCAATAGAGGACACGCGGTTCGATCTGCGACAAGTCCACGATTACAAACTTGTGGCCGGAACGAGCCATGAACATCGGGCGAACATTCACGTTGAACATCTCACTGCGGGGGAGGTTCTGCATGTTGACGCCGGCATCTCCGCTCCATCGCCCGGTGTGCGCCCCCCAATACTTGAGGTTGACCGGCATCGTGCCGTCTGCCCGGCGGCGCACGTCGATGGCTTGTAGCTTCTGGAGAAGTATGTTGGTCCGCCTATAATCGCGTAGCGCGGCGATCCACTCGAACCGGTCTCCGTATTTGTCCTCCCACGCTATAGCCTCGTCTGAGTCCTTGGCCAACGACTTCGGGGCGGGGATGCCGAGCGTCTGACAATAATCGCGCAGCACCGGCAGTGACAGAATCGCCCCGTCGCCAGCCCACGGGATCTTGTCAGCGGCGGCGGCGTTGAGTTCCGCAAGGTGCGTGATGCCGGTGCGCAGTTTATCTGCTTCCACATTGACGCCGCGCCATTGCAGCGTCCGGGTGTGGGCTGAGAGGCGGCGCTCATGGATCGGCCACTGCGGGGCCAGCTTCTCCCACAGCTTGAGGCACCAGCGGGAGTCGTTGAGCGCGTATTCCAGAAGCTGCCCAGCCTTACCCTTGTCCTGCGCCCACTGCCAGCTTTTTCCGCTCATTACCTGCCGCATGACCTTCGGCAGTTCGTGGCCGAACACCGCCTTGACGGCGTCAGCAAGCGATCGTGGCTGGCCGCAGTAGGCGGCGAGGTCAGCCGAGCAGGACCAGCTTTTCGGCACGAACGTCTGCTTGATAGTGCCCTTGCTGATGGCGGCGCGGGCAACGACCGAGTCGAACGCCGCGTTGTGACTGACGAGGTCGCGCCCGGTCAGACGAGAAAAGTCGAAGTCGGAGGGGTCGCCGACGAACTCGATGCCCTCGCCGACAACCGACACCATGTAGATGTCCGTCTTTGGGTGGTGCGCGTATGCCCACGGGCCGAGCGTGCTGACGGTGTGCGTCCGTGAATAGTAGGTTTCAAAATCAACTGCGATCATGGGAGGGTTTCATGGGAGGGTTGAACGTAGGTTTAAGGTAGAAGGCCCGTCCCGGCGGCCAGACCGGGACGGGCTTGCGGTTACTGGCGGCGGCGACTCATGCTCGATCCCCCTCCGCCAACATGCCGAGCGCCAGCAGCGAGTAGCCGATCAGGTCACGGTAGGCATCGGCGACCGACTCTCCGGGCACCCGGAGCTTCCCGTCAGACGAGAACGCTTTGATGCGCTGGAACTTGTCGCCCATGCGAATGTTCAGCCCGACGAGCGGGTCAACCCCGAAGTCGGCTGCCTGCCGGAAGTTGGCGAACGGGTCATCCGCTGCACTGCCTCCGGTGTAGTCGTTGTTTTTGGCGGCGATCAAGTCACGCATCATTATCAGTTCGCGTTCGACCGCCGCCATGTATTCCGACTTCGTCATACGCATGTCGATGCCCGGCAGCGTCAGTGGTTCGGCGCTCATACGAGGTTGCTGGCCCACGACTGGAAGGCGTCAGAGGTTGCAGCGCCACGAAGGAGCGCGGGCACTCGGATCTTCTTCCCGGTCTTCTGAACTGAGAACTCCTTGCTGGTCAGCATGAATTCGCGAGCGCAGAAGCGGGGCAGATACATGGTGCGGGCGGTGAGGAGCGGACGAGCGACGGCGTCGTAAGCCCGATAGCCGCTGATGGTGTAGACGACCAGCGCATAGCGGACGCCGTCGTGCGACAAACAGAACTCAGGTGCGTCCACGTCGCCTCGTATGAGTGCTAGGAGAGTAAGAGACTCGTCAATCTGCGGCGCGAGCCGCTCGCCGTTGAGTTCGTCCCAGTCGATTCGCAGCCCAGCGGCGGCGGCGTCGTCACGGGTGCGGAAGACCCGGCCAATGTCGTCAGAGTCATAGTCAGTGCGTTCCCGATAGGTCTTCGTTGCCTTCACGACGGTCATCGGGAGTTCGTCATCCTTGGCCGCGACAGCCAACGACTTGTTAAGCACCCAGCTTCCGACGGGGAAGTCGTCCGCGAGCGGGGACTGGCTGCTGCCGACGAACGACATGCGCGGCGTCAGGATGTCTGACCGCTGGAACTCACCCTCGAAGTCGTCCATCTGGTTGATGTGCTTTGCCATCTCGGCAGCCGGGCGCGGACTCATTGAGGCGGCGGTGTGGGGTTCTGCGTCCTCGGCTACTGCCGCGACGCCCGCATCGAACGATTTGGTATCACTCATTTTCGTTGTAGGTATTTTTGTTTTTCTGGTGCGCTTTCAATCAGGTCAGCGGTGCGCAGCCGCTTGACCAATTCTTGTTCGGCCTCGTCCTTCTTGCCCTTGGGGTGGGCATCCCGGACAGCCTTCCTCAGTTGACTGACCGACAGTGAGCAACACGGGAGGAACTCCTCCAGCGTCACCAGCCCGTTGGCGTGGTCCCATGCGTCATTGACGCTGCCGTTCAGCTTGGTAGGCGCGGCCCGCTCTCCGAGCTTGTGGTGCGCCAACTCTACTCCGTCGGTCAGTAACTGCTTCGCCCGCTCCTTGACCGCCGCCGCCCACTTCTCCGCGACGCGGGCGAAGGGGAGTGCTGCCTCGTCCAGCACCTCTGGCGTCAGAGATTTTGGGTCTGCGAGGCTGACCACGTCGAGCGGAGACGGGTGCGCTACCTGCACCAGTGCTGTCATAGCGGTGGGGCAGTCAGCTAGATGGACGCAGTATTCACACGCCTTGCAGGCACGGCGCTCCGGGTTCTCCTCGGTGACGCTTGTGAGCAAGTCGTCGATAAGTTTGACGTAAGTGGGCAGGCAGTCCCGGTGGAAGGTGCCGGCCATCAGTTCGTTCCGCCGGGCCAGCAGCAGCACTGCGTTGATGACGTTCAGCTTCGGCCAACGCTGGAACGCGCCGACAACGTAGGCGATCACCTGCAAGTTGCTCTGCGGTTCGGGCACGGCTAGACGGCCGAACTTGTAGTCGATCAGCCAGCCTTCGCCGTTTCGCACGCCGAAGAGGTCGCACGTCCCAAACACGTCCGTGTGGTTTGGTAAGTTGATTTCTAGTCGCACCTCCCGATGAACTTCGGTCATGGTGGTCAGCAGACGCTTGGTCTGCTCACGCACCCAGCCCACGGCAGCAGCCTGCTCGGCGTCGAGCGCGTCGTCGTATCCGATCTCCAGCGCCCGGTGGCAGAGTTCCCCCTCGGTCGCGGCGTCGCTCGTCTCGTTGCGGTTCTCCCACCCGTGGCACTGCGCACGGTAGTTGTATGAGGACGGGGAGTAGCGTGCGTGGTCAGTCGGCATTGACGCCTCCATTCTTTCTGCGTTGTTTTGTCATAGTAGGGTTGTGTCTTTCAGTGTTTCGAGATTTTTGGCCGCAGCTTGGACCTTCGGCATGACCGAATGCTCTTCAACGCTTCCCGCCGCAAATAGTATGCGGCAGATCGCCGGGTGGTGAGCGCCAATGCGGTGCGTCCGGCCGATGACCTGCAACAAGGTGCGTGCGTCATACGGCGGCGAGATCAGGCTGACGGTTGGGAATGGTGATAGTAGGTCAATGCCCTCGCCGCCGGCCTGCGAGTTTATCGCCACGATGCGTGGGTGGTCGGTGCGCTGGAATTGCTCCACAACATGCGCCCGCGCTGCCACCGGAGTCTTTCCGTGTATGACATGCGCGTCGAAGGTTTCCGCGTATTCGAGGAGCGGGGCAGTGAAGTTGAATGCGGCGACGACAGAGTGTCCGGTCGCCAACAGGTCGCGTGTCATGTCCACCATGCTGGCCACCCTCGCCTGCTCCAGCCGGACACGCTCCTGCGTGGTGGCCCCGAGTCCGCGCTCCTCAACTGCTGCCCGCAGTTCGTTGATGGCGGCGGGCTTGATGGACGTCGTTACCGCGACCGGCTGGACGGTCCGACTGGCAAAACCGTCTACCTCAGTCCACCGCGTCGCCACCATGCTGTCTGACAGTGCGTCGCGGATGCTGGCAATGACGGCGGGGTTGTTGTCCCACAACCACGGGCGACCCTTGAGACTCTTGTGACGGTAACATCCCATCTCAGGCAGTGCGTCATACCATGCGGCCCAGCGGGTAATGCCGGCGGCGTGGAGGAACCACCGGGTCTTTAGCGGCGTGGAGAAGGGCGTCGCTGACGCGGCCAGCACAGGGACGCCGAGGTCCACGATGCGCTTCGCCAGCTTTGCGGTGAGCGTGTCTGGCGCAGACACTCGGTGCGCCTCGTCCAAAATGACGAGGTCGTTGTCGGGGTCAATGGCGCGGATGAAAGCCTCCGCTTTTTTGTTCGGCCGAACCCGCTCGTAGTTGATCCAGTCAACACTGGAGGAACCGCCTGCCCGGGAGGCTGCGGCCGAATCGTCGGCGGCAGTGGACATGCTGTTGGCTTTCGCAACCCATGCGGGTCCGACCGAAAGGGGGCAGATGACGACCGGGCGACGGCGCATCTCACGGGCCACTGCGAGCGCCGTGATCGTCTTGCCAGTGCCGGTATCGCTGGCGTCAAGGCCGAAGCGCCGGTCAGTCAGTGACCGGATTAAGCGGGTGACGTTGCGCGTCTGGTGAGGGAGCAGTTCCATGTGCGAGTGCGTGGAGGGTCAAGAAGTCGTCGAGGCGGAGGATCGCCAGCCACGGCTGGCCGTTTCGGCGGTGGCAGACCAAAGGGGTCTGCTCTGGACCAGCATCCGCAGTCGCCTGCGATAGCCAGCGGTATGGGTTGCCGGCCTCCACCCGCTTGCATTCGAGGTGGAACGGGGTGAGGTCGGGGGCGACGACATCGGGGGAGTCTGGTGATCCTGCGTATTGCTGGCCCCGGCGGGCGGGGTAGCCCCGCTCGGTGAGAAAGCGGGCGAGTTCTAGCTCGCCCCGTGCTCCTTTGGCCCGGGAGTTCATTTTACCTCGGTCATCCAGCGGTCCCAGTCAGACCGGCGGATTCGGACCGTGCGGCGGGTCAGCCTGACCACCGGGAGTGGGTTGGTTGTGCCGTCGGCGGTCTGCCGCCCTGCCCTAATCCACCGCCGAACGGTTTCGGGGTGGACGGCTACCTCCTTGGCGGCCTCGACGATTGACAAAAATTTATCCATGCGCTTGAGGATAGCGCAACGTGGCGAAGTGTCTATACCCCAAATGGAGTATCGAAACGATCACCACTTGACCTTGTGACTCCAGTATTTCGCCGAGAGTTTATCGCCGTTGGGTTTGCCCTGCGCGTCGTGCCGGGCGTAGTAGGACCGGCGACGGGCCTTGTCCTTGGCGCTGGTTGGGTTGGCTCCGGCACCTCGGACACCCTGCTGGCCGAATCGGACCAGCTTCACCTGTTCGCCTTGCTTGGCGAGGACGGCGTGGCTTTTCGTTTTGTGGGAGGGGGTGCGCTTCGGTTTGTTGTAGCCGGCGAAAGTCTCGCCCCGGTAGTTGATCGACATGCGGCGATAGTAGGGCACTGTCACACAGATTCCAAGGGTGGAGGAGACAGCCGGATCGCCCAGTATTCGGTAGCCTGCTGGCGAGACACCGCCCGGCGATAGGCGGCGAATGTCTGGAGAGGGGAGGCGTGGCCCATTGACATCGCGGTGCGTGGGGGATCGTTGAATTGGACGAGGTGGTGGCTGCCGTATGAATGCCGCAGTGCGTTGACCGGGTAGCGGCCACCTGCGGCGGCAGCCGTGACGAGGTTCTTCCGGCGCTGGATGGCTGACTCAGAGAGACCGAGGAGGACTGGACCGGAGGCGGGGGGACGCCAGCCGGACCGGACTAACTCCACCAGTGGGGGCGTGAACGGAACCCACCTCTCGGCGTTTTTCGTCTTGCCAGCAGAAACGTAAAGCTCGCAGCGATCAGGTTGCTCGGTGTCGATGCGAATGTCTGACCAGTCGAGGCGCTGGACCTCGGAGGTGCGCAGCCCGGCGAAGGCGGAGAAGGCGAGGAACCAGTAGGTCGCCGAGTCGTTGAGCCGGGCGGCGGTCTGGATCAGGTCGTCGAGTTGCTGCGGCTTGACGATGTGGGTTGGCGGGGATGCTTTCGGGAGATGCAGTGGACCAGATGGGTCAGGGAGGTTGACCGGTAGGGTGCCGGTCCTACGTGCGTGGGACAGTGCAGCCCGGAGGGTGTGTAGGAAATTCAGTTTCGTCCGGGGCGAGCCGGGCAGTTCGTCAACCCACTGCTGGAGGTCGGCGGTCGTCAGGTCAGCAGCGGACAGACCGCCGATGGCGTCGGTGATCTTCGGCAAACGTCGGCAAACGTCCCGGTGATGTAGCTCGCCAACGGTCCCGCGTGTGAACGCCGCCTCGATATGCGAGCGGTATCCCGCGAGCAGGTCGGCGACCGAGCCAGTCGTCCGGGACTTGGCGTCGTAGGCGACGCGAAGGGCGTCGGCCATCTCCTGCGGCGTCAGCTTGCTGCGATACTGCGCGATCACCAGCGACTCTTCGTGCGTGACGACGGCGGTCTGCGCCTTGAGCCGGCGAACGAGGTCGGACCGGTATGCCGCAGCGGCGGTCCGGCTGTTGAAAAACTTTCGCACGCGGCGGCCGAACACCCGCTGCGGGACGTCTATGACGTATTTGTAGCGGGGGTGGCTGGCGTTGTGAATGGCGAGTGAGGTGATGTGCGTGTCCATGTTGGTCAGCAAGAGGCTGCGTCGAGCAAATGTCAAGCGCGTTGTGCAACAAGTGACGGCATTGCGGGGTTGACCATTGCGGGGAAGAGGGTCCACCCTTGGTCCACCCCTCCACCCTCGTCTGTCGTCGCATGTAGTTATGTATTGCATGTGTTGTGCAATGTTGCGAGTAGGCTACAGTTCACGGCGCATTGCGACACACAGTCGCGTTGACCAATACATGACGGCGTTACAGGGTGGGTAGGGTGGGGCTGGGGTGGACCATCGGGGTGAGAGGGTCCACCCTGCACATTCGTCAATGTTTATCGGGGGTTTGTGCCAGTTCGCCGCCGCCGGGGGTGGACCATAGTTTTTGAGGGTCCACCCTCGTTCCGACCAATACTATCAGTGCCAATGTGGGTGTAGGGTGGACCAGTTGACCGGTAGACGTGTATTTGAGAGAGAGAGAGAGAGAGAGAGAGAGAGAATACGCGCGCGCGCGATGGTCCACCCCCACCCCCTTGGCACTGGGCCGAAACGAAAATAGGCCGCGCCCCCGATGGCGGAGACGCGGCCTCGTGTTGATGGCGGTGGCTGGTGTCAGCCATCCGGAAGACTGTCTGGCGAGAATGCCTCGTGCTTGCGCGAGGATCGCTCCTGACGCGGCGGACGGACAATCTGGTGTCCGTCAGGCACCCGGCGGGTCCGATGCGTTACAGGGCGTTCTGGAGCGGCAGCGGTTCTGCGGTAGGTGCGGCTCACCTTTGGATGTTCTCTCTAAGATTCCTTAGCGCGGCCTCAATTGCTGAGGCCTCCGCATCTGCGTTGAAGTCCACGGAACCGTAATGGGTTGGCATGTGGACCATCATTTCCCGCCGCATTTCCCGGTTGCGCTCCAGCCGCTTTTCAGCCTCTGCGCGGGTGACCGTCAGAGCTCGCCTTGTTCCGTCCTTTGTCGTGTATTGGTATGTGATGTTCGTCATGGTGTTTTGTCAGACGGTTACAGGATGATGAGTGCCAGCAGCGTGCTGCCCGCGATGATGACGACGGCAATGACGTCGCCCCAGATAGGGTGGTTCGTGTCTTTGTGCATGGTGTTTACGTAGGGTTAAGGTTCGCGTCCCGACCGCCGTCAGACGGCCGGGACGCTGCGGGATCAGTGGGCCAGTGTGTAAGTTACAAGTTGCGAGGCGAGTTCGTCGCCGCTAAGGGCGAGGGCCGCTCGGCCGAAGTGCCGTGCCATGATCGGACGACGCCGCTCTCGATCAGCCTCGTTGTCGCAGACCAGTGCGCCGATCAGATCGACGCCTTTCCGGCGTAACTCTCCAGCGTCAACAGTCCCATCGGTCAGATCGCCGTCCGTGTAGACAACGGTGACGTCAGACGAATGCATGTGTTCCCGCACCCCGGCGTGCTCTAGCGTGGCTTTCACACCCTCTGATGAGGAGAAATGGTGGATGGGTATAATCCAACTAGCCGGCCAACAAGGATTGACGTAGGTCGTTTTTCCCTGCCCGGTGAGCCATATATTTACTACCAGAAGCCCCCTTCGGTGAAGGGCCATGAGTGCCAGCATGAGTTCGAGCGCCTCCCCCATCCGTAGGGGTGATGCCATCGAGCCGCTCATATCCATGACGAGTGTCAGACAGCGCCGTCCGGCGTCTGCCTTGATCGACCGGAACGATTGGGCGGCCCCGACCATGATTCCCGGAATGTGCAAGTGGCTCCCACTAGTGGATAATTGCGTCCGTCGATGTCCTGCCCGGTGGACCAACCCGGTCAGCCGGGTTATCAGGCCTCTCACGTTGCGAACAGACCATTTCTTACGCTCACCGCCCGGTCGATACCAATACCGCACGTCGCGTTCTTCATCTGCCGTCAGCGACGGACCGGATTCAAGATCCGCCGGCAGCGGCTCCGGCTCCGCGTCGGACGGATCGCTTCCTCCGGTGGAGTATCCGCTGCCGGCCGTCCCAGTCGTGGACGGATCGGCGGTTCCGCCGATATTGTCAGACCCCCTGACCGTCACGGACGGCCGGCCGAAAAGCTCGAGCCACTTCGCGCAGAGGGGCAGCAGATCCGTCGGTTTCGCGGCTTTACATGCCTTACGATAAAAGTCAGCGATGACACTCTTGTTGGCCGGGGTGCCGGCCCATTTGCAGTCCGGCGGATATACCCGGCTCCGGTGTGACGTCTCCGCATTTATCATTGCCCAGAAATACACCTCTGGAAGCGAGGTATGCGAAGGGGCCGGCGTCCAGTTGCGCCAGCGAAACCACTTGGTCGGCTTGTGGGGGTGCGTTCGCTTGTGCTCCTCCCGGTCGAGGTGCTCGATGCGGGCATCTTCAAACAGATTGAACAGCCGGAACGGGACTCCACAATCTTGCAACCACCGGCAAAGATCAGGCATTGATTGCGGGAAGGTGAACAACGCATGGTCTGCTTCGTGTCGAAGCAGCGATTGAGCATACTCGACCCGCTGTCTATCACTGATGCCAGCAGCACAAGGGGCGTCGAAGTCCAGCCCGAGGGTGATGACGTGCTTGTTATCAATAAAGGTCCACGACACCTCTGTAGATGGCGGGTTTTCCATCCTTGCTGGTTTACGGGTTCGCTCCACCGCCGTCCTTACCCGACCGGGTTGCTGGCGGCTAGTTTTTCGGCGACGCTGGTTTCTCCATGCTGCGGCGATTATTGCTTCTTTAGTCATAGTCATAGTCATAGTGAGTGAGTGAGTGAGTGAGTGAGTGAGTGAGTGAGTGAGTGAGTGAGTGAGTGAGTGAGTTACACCTTCAAGGCTTTGGCCCAGCCGCTGATCGCGGCTTTGGACTCGCTCACCATATCACCCGTGTCTCCGTCCCACAGGGCGAGGCTGTCTGTCAGACAGTCGGCGAGCGCGGCCTTCACGGCGGGAACCGTAGGCTCCGCCGCATGACCACACGCCCGGCGTAGGATGCGGAACGAACACGGGAAGGCGATCCGCCCGGCCTTCACCGCTTCCCGGCTTTCGCCGACCAGCATAGCGAAAGCCTCGGCGAAACCCGGCACGTTTCCGCTCACGCCGAAAGAGTTGACAATATCTGCCGCGATGCTCGCGGCAGTGTCCTTGTCCCAGTCGATGCGAACATGGTGCCAGCGGTCCCAGAACGCCTCGACCGGGCGGTGCATTGTGAGGTTTGTGGCCCCTACAATGTGGAGGTGAGTCATCGGGGATTCGATGACTTCAAGCGCCCCGCTGGCGTCCATCTTGCGGGTTCGCATCCGGTAAACCCTGCCTGACGGGGTGTTCACCCCGGTCAGGAACGTGAGCAGCCACTCTTGCGCCTTTGGCGAGAGCCGGAGCACTTCATCGAGGAGGAGCAGGACTGTCTGCCCAGACCCTGCGGCACGAACCGCCTCAGCCATAACGCCGTCTACGACGGCGAACGATCCCTTCCCGTCCGGGACGGGATTTCCCAGCAGGGTCGAGACTTCGTCGATGTCATCCGAACAGCCGTGTTCGAGATACCGGTCGTAAGACCGGCCGAGTAGCCGGATGGTGTGGCTCTTGCCGAAGGACGGCGGACTGCAAAGCAGCACCGGGTCCACGTATGACTCGACCCCGGCCTTGTAGAGCGGGGCGAGCTTGTCCATGATTGCGTTACCGCTTGCGGCAGCGGCGATCACCGGGATGCGAGCCGCCGTGGCTTTGTCTTTAGCGACGAGGTCGATCAAGGCTTCTGCCGCCTTGGTCTGGTCGTAGATGTCCCGGATTTCATCCGCCATTGCCTCCAGTGCCGGATCGACCGTGGCCGCGAGGATGCTCTTGACGGCATCCTCGTCTACGCCAGCCGGATTCGACGCCAGTTTGGCGTCTACGACGGCGGCAATCGCCGCCTCAAAGATCCCCAGAGCGGGAGCCGGGGCAGCCGGGGCAGCCGGGGCAGCCGGGGCAGCCGGGGCAGCCGGGGCGATTTTGAACCCCTTGGCATCGACCTTTCCGGCGACCCAATCCCGGAGGATCGTGTCAGACTCGTCTTGCCAGACGACATTGAGGTTTTCCATCACGGCGTTCGCCACGATGACCCCGTCAACACCGGCAGCAGTTAGCCACGCTCGGACAGCGCCTCGATTGGCGCTTGTGATTGGGGTCGAACGGTCACCGATGATTGCGATTGCTTGTGCAGTAGTCATTCTGTCTTCCTTTCATTTTGAGGGTTTACGGAGCATGATTACTCCCTGCTGGACACTGTCTGTCAGACAGTGCCCAGACGGGAGGAGTCATTGGCTTACTTCGACTTCGGCGAGAAGATCACAGTCACCGAACCGGACTTTTCCGTATGGCGGAGCGATTTCAGAGTATGTGTTTTAAGCAGTTCCCGGGTGACTTCCCGGCCGGCCACGGCGAGGTATTTGCGGAACGTCCGCTTGAGGTCTTGACCTTTTAGGCCGGTTGCCTTTCCGAATTCCCGTTGGGACAACACTTGCCCCTTTGTTCCAGTTTTGAGATGGCTTGCCTTGTGGCATACTTTGTCGGTGAAGAACAGTGAAGCGGCGTTGACGAGTAGTGTGGACTTTTTCATGTGTGTTTTCTTTCGTGAGGGTTACGGGATGGGCGGTTCCACCCCCGTCTGACCAGTCTTTCGACTGGCCAGAAGGGGATGCCCCGACGTGGCCGGGGCAGATCCGACGTGGCCGGATCAGAAGGGGTTGACGGTTGACGGTTGAGACGGTGAGTAATGGTTGCCCGGCGTTCGCCCCGGGTGCAGCTTCTGTCACAAGCCAATGCGGTTACCCTCTGTGAGGGTCGGAGCCGGCAGTCCCTCTGCTAATCGGCCCTCGCTCGGATTCGGGCAATTCCCCTCGGGGAACGCTGGTCTTTGGCTCCGGTGGTTTCCCTCGTTAAATACTCATCTACGGATGAGTATAGAACGTTTGGGCTGGCACACGGCTACGGCACCCTATCCTGTCCGTCTGACGGGGCTGACGTTTTCCCGCTCGGCAGACTGACCAGATCGTCCGGGACGCTGGTGAATTTTTGTTGTCGCCTTGTCATCGACGACGCCAACCATTGAGCCACAAGAGACAACATTTGTCAACAGTCTGTCAGACAACCTAAAGGTTGAAATGTTGATTTCGCCAAATTTTCCGCGTTTTATGTGTGCATGGCAGCAAAGAAGAAGGCTGCGGCACGCAAACGCAATGGCGAGAGCCGCCGTCCAGCACGAAACCAGACCGTCAGGAAGGCGCACGCTGCCGTGCGGACCGCTGGCGGTGATTCGCACGCCGTCGGCAGACCCAAACGACCGTTTGATCCGAAGATTGGTGCTGAGATCGCGTCAATCATCACGCGAAACCAACTACGAGTTGGTCCGGCGTGTGATGGCGTGGGAATCTCCCGCGATCTTTGCGCGAGATGGCTGGAGGAGCACGAAGACTTTGCCTTGCAAATAAAAAAAGCGGAATTCGAGCTTCAACGGGATCTTGTGCGAGAGTTGAGCGAAGGAGGCGCGGGACTCTGGCAGCGTGCGGCGTGGAAGCTGGAACGCATGTTCCCGGAGACCTTCGGTCAACGCGCTCAGATGACGCTGAAAGCGACCCATAAAGTTGAGGTTTCTGCCCAAATCTGCCAACAGCTTGTTGCAAGCTGGGCCGAGTTCGAACGGCACCATGTCATCGACGTTGATGCCGGCTGACGGCAACAGGTGGATACAATCCACCTTTTTTCAATGTTTACGGGCTTTGACGAAGGGAACGAAACCCTCCGTCGCCGACGGCGCGACGGTTCACGGGGTCGGGGCCGGGGCCGGGGCGCGTGTGCGTCTGACCACGGGGGGAGGGGGGTAGAGGGGGAGGCTCCCCACGTATAGGGGGTTTTACATCGGACCAATTTCAAAAGGCTTTTCATGGACGACACTGAACCATCACCAGAACCGAAGAAGCGCGGCCGGCCGCCCAACATGCGCGACAAGCCGGCTGATCGGGAGCGCCGCCGCAACATCCTCAAGCTGGCCGAGCAGGCAATCCCACCCGAGCGGTTGATCGGCACGCCGATCTGGTTCGCCCGGCAAGTCCTCAAGCTGGAACCCTACCCGTGGCAGGAGAAGGTTCTGTGGGACGTGGCGGCTGGCAACAAGGCGGTGGCGGTCTGCGCCGCAAACGGGTCCGGCAAGACGCAGAACGTGGCGCTGCCGCTGGTGCTGTGGCACGCCGCAGTCTACCCCAACAGCCAATGCGTCACGACGGCTGGCGTATACCGGCAGGTCAAGGAGCAGTTGTGGGGCAACATCCGCAGCCAGCGAGACAAGCTCGGGGAGTCGTGGAACATCAACTTGACGGATCTGGAGTCACCAATCGGCGGGCGGGCAATCGGGTTCTCGACGGACGATCCCGGCAAGTTTGAGGGTTGGCACAACCGGAACCTACTGATGATTATCGACGAGGCCAAGTCGGTGCCGGACGAAATCTTCCACGCCATCGAGCGGTGCCAGCCCACCCGACTGTTGCTGATGTCCTCTGCCGGCAGTCTCGACGGCGAGTTTGCCGCCGCGTTCACGCATCGCAAGCAGTTCTTCTCGTCTCACCGGATTACCTCATACGACTGCCCGCACCTGACAGATGAGTGGATTCAAGGAATGATCGACAAGTGGGGCAGGAATCACCCGCTGGTGCGGTCAATGATCTTCTCTGAGTTTTCCGACACGGGCGGCATCGACTACGTCATTCCGAAAAGCCACTGGCTTTCTTGCGTGGAGCAGCGAGACAGCATCCCACACAAGCCAACGCAGTTGCTTGCGTTCATCGACTGGGCTGCTGGCGGCGACGAGAACGTCATCAGCGTAGTGTCTGGAAACAAAGTGGAGCATGTGCTGGCGTGGACGGAGTCTGACACGATGTCTGCCGCTGGAAAGGCTGCTGCCGAACTTAAACGCCTAGGCGTGCCCAACTCTCGGATTTTCGCGGATGATGGCGGACTTGGGCGGCCGATCAACGACTACCTGCAACAGTGCGGGTTTTCGGTCAGGCGGGTGCTGAACAACTCGCCGTCAGGGCAACCAAACCACTTCGCCAACTTCGGAGCAGAGCTTTGGTTCACGGCGTCCCGGTTGATCGAGAAACAGGAAGTCATCCTGCCAGACGATGATATTTTGATGGAGCAGGCAACGAACCGTCGGACCGTCTACACGGCAGCCGGCAAGCTGGCGCTGGAGAAGAAGAAGGACATGCGTGACCGTGGCGTGACGTCACCAGACCGTGCCGATGCGGTTTTGGCGTCGCTGGCGCTTGCCAGCGTCATGGGTGCAACGAGTGAAATGTTCCTCGACAACGCACTTGACGGGAACGGAACTCTGTCAGACAGTCAGATAGCTGCAATCGAAAATGAACAAAGCGGCTGGTTCGCAGGCTTATGATAGAACACATCCTTTTGAATGCGGTGACGGCCAACACGGATGGCTCCGTGACGCAGCTTCCGCACAACAGCGGCAAGCTCGACATCTTTGTCAAGGCCACTGGCGTCACAAGCGGGGCGACCGTGCAAGTTCAAGTCAAATCCCCGACCGGCGACTGGCACGATCTACTGTCCTCTGACCAAGCTGGCATCACCGCCGACGGAAACTTCGGACCATTCCACTGCCCTATCGGCTATCCGGCAGTGCGCGGTCGGGTGACGGCCCTTACGGACGGAACCTACACGGTCAGCATCATCGCCCGCGACTGATGATCGCGCTACCCGACAATGCCAAGATCGTCGGGTTGCCGTCGGCAACATCCGGTTTGCGTCGGACCGGGTCGTTCGACGCACCAAACGGTCTGACGCACCTTGGGCACAACGGGGAGTCGCAGAACTTCGACGTCATTCCAGGATTGCCGGTGACTGCGTCGCCCTCGCCAGCCCCGTCAGACCCATACTTTGGCGATGTTGTCCTGCTGATGCACTTCAACGGTGCTCAGGGAGGCACCGTCTTCACTGACGACAGCAAATACGACCACAGCTTCACTGCGGTTGGGAATGCGGTAACTGACACAAGCAATCCTAA